TGGCGGCTAACGCACCTAATACACTTAAATACTATTGCACATCACATGGTAACTCTATGGGTAACACCATAAATGTTATTGATGATAATGTTGGTGCGGTTGCTGGTTCTTTAACTAACGTCAACAATGTTGCTGGTGCTTTAACTAACGTAAATAATGTTGGTAACTCTATAAGTGATGTTAATGCTGTTGCAAATAATTTAAGTGGAGTTAATGCTTTTGCATCAAGATATGATTTTGGTGCTAGTAACCCTACAACCAACTTAGATGTTGGTGATTTGTTTTTTAATACAAGCACTAACTCATTAAAAGTTTATACAGGTAGTGCTTGGGTAGATGGCGTTACAACTACAGGTAACTTTGCTCTATTAACTGGTAATACATTTACTGGTAACAACATATTTAACGACAACGTAAAAGCTCAGTTTGGTACAGGGTCAGACCTTGAGATATTTCATGATGGAAGTGCCAACTACATTAAAGGTGTTGGTAATCACATTCTTTATTTTGCTACTAACAATACTACTAGATGGAATATTGCTAATGATGGACATCTTAGACCACAGGCAAACCAAACTTATGACATAGGTTCAACCGTTCAACAAGTTAAACGAGTTTATTCAAAAGAGTTTATTGCACTGGATGATGGTTATTTTAAAGCTGGAAATTCAGCAGATCTACAAATTTACCACGATGGCTCAAACAGTTACATAAAAAACTACACTGGTACTCTTTTTATAAATGGTAATGACCAAGAAAAATCAGTAGTTTGTATTCCAGACGGAGCAGTAGAACTATATTACGACAACAATAAAAAGTTTGAGACTACAAGTACTGGTATTGACGTAACAGGTGCTATTAATTCGTCAGGTGATATAACAATTACTAATCTTGGGCCTAGTATTGCCTTTGTTGATACCAACCATAATAGCGATTACAGAATTAAAGTTCAAAGTGGGCTGTGGGTGGTTGAAGATACCACAAATAATAATGCAATTAGATTATCTATAGATGGAACTGGGAAACTTGGAGTTGGTACAACTTCTCCTTATACTTATTCAATTGCAACTTTTGAAAGTACAAATGGAATTACATTACAAGGTAGTTCTCAATCTAGACTTTTATTAAGACATACTGGTGGTGGTACAGATCTCAAGATGATGGATATTCAATCCAGTGATGGAGTGATGAGATTTAGAACATTAGATGATAATACAACAGCCACAAATAGATTGATTATCACTTCAGATGGTCATATTGATATACCAGCCGATAATAAAAAACTAAGATTTGGTGCTTCTCAAGATTTAGAAATTTATCACGATGGTTCAAGTAGTTATATAGATAATGTCGGTACAGGTAATTTCTTTATAAGAGGTAATAATAGCAATGCTATTAGTTTAAAAGCAGTACAAAATAAAAATAGCCTAATCTGTCATGCAAATGCACAAGTACAGTTATATTATGACAACAGTTTAAAGTTTGAGACTACTTCAACTGGAGCTAGTGTAACAGGAACTATTACATCTACTGGCACAGCTAGTCTTGCTGATGGTCATGTACAATGCCAACTTGATAGCGGTAATGGACGATTACAATTACTTAATGGGTCAGATGCAATAACAGTAGACATTCAAGGTAGCGCTGGAAATGTAAGGATTGTTGATAATGGTAAGTTTCAAGCTGGTAGCAGTAATGACCTACAAATGTATCATGATGGTACAAGTTCTATCCTACAAAACTCAACAGGTATTTTTTATCTTGGTAATTACAGTAATACTCACTTAATATTCCAAACAAATAATACTAATAGATGGGCAATACGCAATGATGGGCATTTTATACCAGACGCAGACAGTACTGTCGACATAGGTTCATCATCTACAAGAGTAAGAAACTTATATGCTGACACATTATATGGTGACGGATCAAACCTTACAGGTATTAACACAGACCTTGTATCTGACACATCACCACAACTAGGCGGGTTTTTAGATACAAATGGTTCAAATATTAAATTTCCAGATAGTTCTGGTACAGGAAATAATCGTTTATTTTTTGGATCAAGTGATGATCTAAGCATTTATCACGATGGTTCTCATAGCAAAATTAGTAATTCAACAGGTTATTTAGTACAAAGATCTAATCAGTATAAACTTTCAAATTTATCAGAAGATCATACATACATTAAAGTTCCAACTCACGAACAAGGAGTAGAGTTATATTACGACAACGTTAAAATGCTTGAAACCATAGGTGGCGGTGTAAAAATTACAGGTGGTCATGGTGCTGGTCTAGAAATTGAAAATGGTGGTACAAATCTAGCTGCTCAGTTTAAGTTAAAAAACTCAACTGTAGGTAAACAATATACATTGGGAGTTGCTGGTAATACTGGTGCTAATGGACAAAACTCATCTTTAGTTTTTAGAGATGAAACAGCTAATGTAACTAGAGCTGAAATAAACACCTCTGGTCATTTTTTACCCGGTCAAAACAATACTTACGATTTAGGTTCTTCATCAAGACGTTGGAGAAACATCTACACTAATGACCTTAACTTATCTAACGAAGGTGGTGCTAATGATGTGGACAAAACTTGGGGAAGTTATACTATACAGGAAGGAGCAGAGGATCTTTTCTTGATTAACAAACGCAATGGTAAAAAATACAAGTTTGCTTTAATGGAGGTATCATAATGGCTATATATTATGACACAGGAAGTAGTGCTACCAGAATAATAGGTAGTAAAACTGCTACGAATAGCACCCGAACTTCTATGTCGTACTCATATGCAAGTGCTGTACTTTTATGGTATCCACTTGCATATAGCAAACTATCATCTACTAGCGAAATATATATAACAGCACACATAATAGGACATGCTAAATATTGCTATCCTCATTATGGTACTTGGATCAATGCTGCTGTATCTGGTAACAGCTATGATAAGTTTGTAGGACAAAATTATTTAGTTGGTGATTATCACGGTGGAGGTTGTGTTAACTGGTTTGTAAATCAAGTATGGTCTCCAAGTGACTTAGGTAATCATACTGGATCTATAGAATTTCGTATGTATTGGAAATCAGCAAATAATGGTCAATGTAGACCATTTGGTATTTGGAATCCAAATACATCTGACGATAATAGATGTATGGGTCAAACTGGTTCAACTTTTACAGTTACAGAAAGGGAAATTGACTCATAATGGCACATTTTGACGAGTATTTAAGTAAAATAGGAAAAGACCCAATATATACTGGTGATCCTCCTACATCTAAAGAAGATTATGAAGCTCGTATTAAATTTCCAGATGGAGTAACAGCTCCTACATGGGAAGAAATACAGGCTGGCACAAATTTAGAAGAGTGCCGAAACAATAGGTTCTGGGAATACCTTGGAGGTCAGCATCACGGTGGTCCACATGTAGAGCTAGAAAAACTATGGAATGACATAGATGCTGGTAAGTTTGGTGAAGACGCTAAAACTGGAACATTTTACACAGATGTAAAAAACATTAAAGCTAAGTATCCTAAACCTAGCTAAACTTTAATTATTTAAATTTTAATTATTATGGCTATTACTAAAACGTGGCAAGTAAACACAATGGAACGTGACTTATCTGATGGTCATGTTAATAAAGTTATTTATCGTGTAATTGGAAAAGATGATGATACGGAAAAAGACAGAGCAACAGGAGAAGTAACTTACACAAAACCAGAATCATTACCTAGTGATTTTGTTGCTTACGAAAAACTAGATGAAGCAACTGTACTTGGTTGGGTAAAAACTACATTAGGTACAGATGAGGTTACAGCAATAGAAAAAGCCATTGAGGACAGAATTGCTATAATAAATACACCTGTCACAGCTACAGGCAAACCGTTTTAATTAATTACTATGGCAAAAAAAACAGACCAAGAATTACAAACTGAACTACAGGATGTAATTAAAAAACATAATGAAGCAGCAGACACTGTACAGCAGTGCAAAACTAGAGCTATACAAATCCAAGCCATATTGGATGATAGAAAACCAGAAGATCAGCCTACTTAATTTTTTCTTGTAATTGCCTTGTCATTAATCCCATGGTGACGTAGAGCGGAGAGATAGCTACAATAAGTAGCAAAACGACTATGCTCATTACAGAGCAAGCTCGTACTATCTGTTCTTTAATCATGAGAAAGGCTTTAGACATTATTACCATCGTAACTGGAATCCTCGTGTTGGGTATTCTAGGCGGTGGTTTTTTTACATACAAATATGTTTCATCTGAGCAATTTAAAGCAAAGATGATGAACAAAATTCTTGGCGAAGTAAAGGGCTTATTACCCAATGTATTAGATAAAGGATTGCCTAATATGACAGGGCCATCAATTCCTACACCACCAGTACAAAAAGAATTAAAATTTTAATTGGAAATACCTGAGATACACATACCTGATGTTCATATTCCATATACCTATGTGCCTGACTATGGGCATTCAAATGTACAAGTTATAGGTTGCACTTACTACCACAGAGATACAAAAAATACAGGTAATAGAAATTTAATAATAGAAGATCCAAATGGGGTCGTGACAAATTGTCCGTACCCTAGTTTTAATCCATTAGATTATGTGCCAGATGCATTAACAATTACAGAAGAGATGCCTAATCTTGCTAACGATAGTGAGATGCCAACTAGTGAACCACCAAAAACTGAGATACCAAAAGAAGAAAAGAAAGAAGAAGAATACAAACCCTGTCCTCCAGACAAAGCTCCCAGAATAGGAAGTTTTGTTAACGATAAGCGATTAGAGCGTATTAAAGATTATGTTAGAGAAAGCAACGGTGATTGCACTACTGTTTATGAAGACGTACCGTTCATCGACCAATACATACCTACGCCTAGCGTGGCTATCTCTACTGTATTTGTTGCTAGTATCGCTGCGACTACTCCTATTCTTCTCAATGCAATCAAGCCATTAACAAAGCAAGTCATAAAACGTCTAACTAAATCTAAGGCTTCAAAGAATGAGAGTGAGGGATCACTTGACCGGGAGGAACAGTAACTGCAATTCCCTCGCATATTGTTGCAAACTTACCTGTAAATTGAACACCGAGTTTCGCTTGTTCACCACATACTTTTAGCCGAAACAGAGCAACCTCTAATTCAGTTTTTTTATACAATAATTCCTGATTTTTTATATTTATCTCTGTTGCCTTATGACATAGTGCAGGTGCTTTGCCTAATGGAATACTGAATTGTGCTGATATACCGTAGTTTAAATTGTAGTTATCCTTTTCAAACCTTGGTGTTTCTTGTACATATTTTATTTCACCAGTATCTTCATCGTATATATTCTGTCTTGTAACGTATTCTATAGGTCGATTAAATGACCATGAATCTGTCAGGAATGGTGTGATGGTAAGGCTAGGTGAGCTACAAACAATACCTTGCGACATCCTAAACTGCGGATTTGATTGCGGAGCTATCATGGTGGCATTGTTATTTACCGTTCCTTGTGCG